GCATAGTGAAAAGCTGTGTTATGAATTGTTTGTACTTTGTGACACATATTCTGAATAGTTTGTGTGTATGCTTAGGCAACTACCCAATTGATTCTAGGCTGAGACTACTCCATCGCACCGGAGAATACTAGTTCTATGAAGCCTGCGACAGCACTTTAGCCAGTGTCAAAGCATAAGGGTATCTCCTAAGATTCTTCGAATCCTAGGTGCGCCTGGTATTCGTTGAGTCTGTGGAAGTGTTTACGATTAATAATCATGAATACTTTTACTGACTTGACTAATACCCCCACCACCAGTCTAATTGCTAAAGACTTTAACTCCAATGTAAGGAGTGGTGTTGAAACGACAGAGGAAATTGCTAACCTATATCCCAATGTAAGGGACTGTCGTGATCGTTCTCTTCTGAGTGAAGTGAGAACCGTAGCTCGTGAGAGACGAGCCCAACAAATTCGTCGTGCGTCTGTAGCGCGGCGTGTCGTTGTTCTGTGTGAACTAGAACGACCTATTCCCCTGGAAGAACACGGTTTTTTCAGGGATGACACGCAAAATCCTTATGAATTTTCGTGGGATCGAATTAACACCTCGATCAACCCGCAACACGTCAAAAATTTGCTTGTAAACGTGTTGTTTCAAACTACTGGCATTTGTGGCCCGTTGTTTGACCCCCAAGCTCTTCAAGAGAGATACACCAGTGAACTCGAAAAGGTGGTCTTTCTTGTGGGAGCTCTTCGTGAACAAGGTTCATGGAGTGGAGTTGCATCCACAATAATGTTGTATGCACGGACCCATTATACAGGTTCGGTGCTTTCCATGATGACACAGGCATTTACTGAATATTTTGCTTGTTTGGAACAACATGCTGGTTTTGCAGATTGGTTGGATACAATCAAGATGACGCATACCAATTGGAAATTAGCAACCCAAAATGAGGGATTTCACCATGTGTCAAAGCTCCTTTCGATGTTGATTGGTGCTGGTTTGCTTGAAGCTACCAGTATGCAATGCGAAGTCGGAGGGATGAAATTGTTCACAGATTTGTGTGTCCCTAAGTTTGTAAGCGCATTTGATTTACTCGATGCGTCTATGAGCTGTATTGCTTTCTTTGTAGAAGGCGGGTACGAATGTATCCAGAGTGGTTCCATCAACCCACTCATTTTTGGTGAGAAGGATTTTTCCAATTTTGATGATGCATACCTGGAGTGTAAAAAACTTTATGGTTATGCACAACCAGGAAATTATCACATGGTAGATACAGACGAAAATGCTGTCGTCAAACGATTGGTTGATACCATCGAAGAAGGCAAACGTCTGATTCAACTTACCAAGAATCCCCTGTCGAAACGAATGATTTCTGATCGTATAGGGAAACTACAAGAGATGGAATCTGTGTTACAACAACATAGACTTTCATCTGGTGTGCGTATGAAACCATTTTGCGCCGTGGCTTTTGGGCCTACTGGCGTAGGTAAAAGTACTATTGCACCACTCCTGATGTATCATATATTGCAACCCAACGGGTTTGACGCATCAGATGATGCTTGTCTCATGATGAAGGCAGGCCAAAAGCATGAAGAAAATTACAGGACTTACATTAATGGAGTTTACTATGATGATTTTGCTAATACCAAAGCAGAATTTGTCAGTGAATCTCCATGTGAGGACCTACTTGATACAGTCAACACCGCCCGTAGCACAGCTCGTATGGCAGCACTAGAATTGAAAAGTAAGGTCTCCAAGCAGCCAAAAGCTGTTGTTGTGAGTACAAATGTGAAAGATCTGAATGCCACGAAATATTCCGAAGAACCCGCATCTATTACAAGGCGGGCGGATATTTATTTGATCTTCCGAGTGAGAGAACAGTTCCAGTGTAATGGTATGCTGGATTCTGCACTTGTAGAAGAGCATTATGGCGGGAACGTCCCTGCTGTGCCCGATTTGTGGGAAATAGATTTGGAAATTTCGTATCCAGTGGCGAATCCCACACCTGGCCGACATGATACTATCGGTTGGAAACAGGTTGTGTGGAATGGTAAACCCATGGTGGGAGTAGATATGAAAACTGCACTGCAGTATATAGTTGTTGCTTCTCGCCAACATTTTGTGACCCAGAAGGCTATGGTTGAACGTAGCACTGGTTTGTCATCAAAATTGTCGTTGTGTCCAACATGTAAAAGTTCGGCAGACATTTGTGTTTGTGGATTGGCACATAATGTCGGATATAACGTGGTACGCCCACCACCTACACCAAAATCGCAACCCGCAAAACGGAAACCAAAGCCGGATAGAGCGGGTCGTGTACGGACCTATTCCGTCGAAAGCATTAAGAAGCGAG